GACTACCACACCACATCTATTACAATACCATTAACTGAAAATCATAAAGTATTAACTAAAAATGGTACAGAAAAAATTGAAGTAAAAGATGCTAAAGAATTAGAATATTTATCAACATCGATTATTACTGAGACAATTCTTAATATTGTTCCGTTAGGAGAAATGGATGTTTGGGATATAACAGTAGATAATACGTCCCATTCTTTTATGTTAAATCACTGTAATGTCGGAAATTGTGGAGAGCTACCATTGGCATTACATTCTAGTTGTATTCTAGCGTTATTAAATTCAACAACATACGTTACCAATCCATATACACCAAAAGCTAAATTAAATAAAGAACTATTATCCGAACATTCAAAATATATAATGAGAATAATGGATGATATTGTGGATTTAGAAATTGAAAAGGTTGATCAGATTATTGAAAAAATTGTTAATGACCCTGAACCAGAAGAAATTAAACGTTCCGAACTAAATCTATGGAGAAATATTAGACACATGACAATAAGTGGACGAAGAACTGGCGTTGGAATAACCGGTGAGGGCGATATGTTAGCTTCATTGGGTATAACATATGGTTCTGAAGAGTCGATTGAATTTATGAAGGAATTCCACAAGATATTGGCAACAAACGTTTATATATCTTCTATTGAATTGGCTAAGGATCGTGGATGTTTTGAAGTATGGGATAAGGAAAAAGAAAAAGATAATCCATTTTTAAATCGTGTGTTGTTTAATAATGACATGGTATCTGAAGATGTATTAAAAATGTATAATGAATATGGTAGACGTAATATCGCTTGTTTAACGTTATCCCCAGCTGGAACAGTATCTTTAATGACGCAAACAACATCTGGAATTGAACCAGCTTTTGCAATTAAATATACAAGAAAAAGAAAAGTAAATCCAAATGATAGTGGTGTTGATACGTCTTTAATTGAATATGATAAAGTCGGAGACGCATGGGAAAAATATTATGTATATCATCATGGATTTTTACGTTGGGCTAAAATACATAAAATTAATCTTGAAAATTTAACTGACGAAGAATACCAGGAACAATATGAAAAATCACCTTACTACAAATCAACGTCAGCGGATATTGATTGGGTTAACAAGGTGAGATTACAAGGTGAAGTACAAAAGTGGATTGATCATTCTATTAGTGTTACCGTTAATTTACCTAATGACGTTACAGAACAATTAGTTTCTGATGTTTATATGGAAGCTTGGAGATGTGGTTGTAAGGGATTAACAATATACCGCGAAGGATCAAGAGATGGCGTATTAATATCAGATAAACAAAAACAATCTAACGAATCATTATTTAAAGAGGTTACAGCACCAAAGAGACCCAAAAATCTGGAAGCTGATGTTATCCGGTTTAATAATAAGGGTGAGAAATGGGTTGGTGTTCTTGGATTATTGGATGGAAAACCTTATGAATTATTTACAGGGAAGTTGGATAGTTTTAATATTCCAGCTAGTATTGATAAAGGTGTAATTATTAAGATCAAGGAACATGGTGATAGTAGATATGATTTCCAGTATACAGACAATGAAGGATACAAAACAACAATGGAAGGACTGAATAGGGCGTTTAATAGGGAATATCATAATTATGCCCGATTGATTTCCGGAATATTGAGACATGGAATGCCGTTAACTAATGTATATGAATTGGTGGATAATCTGAGACTTGAAGATGGTGATAGTATTACTGATTGGAAGTCCGGAGTAAAACGAATGATCAAAAAATATATTAAGGACGGATCAAGAAGTAAAGAAAGTTGTACTGATTGTGGTACTGAATTAATATTTGAAAGTGGCTGTAAAAAATGCCCTCAATGTGGATGGAGTAAATGCGATTAATTATGGAAGAACAAATTAAAAAAATACTGAAAATGATCGAACTGGGTCAATGTGATGTTAATTCAGCCAAGGAACAAATTATGATATTGGTAAACGATCATGTGAAAGAAATACAACAAAATCTTAGTGGTTGTGCCTGTGGCGATAGAGGTTGCGGAAGATAACACTAATGGCTGAGTTTGAAAAACATTAAAACGATTTTTTTCACTTTGTTATATACAGTATTTTGTCCGTCGGCTTACTTCAATAAATAAATGTTCTTTGATATTCCAATTGTATCACTATTATAAAAACCATCAATTATTGACTGATTAATTTCGTCTTTAACTGAAAAGTTTTTGTCACAAGTAGAAACTGATTGTTTTGTTGATAGACAACTGGTTATTAAAAATAATAGAAAAATTAATAGATATCTCATAATTATATGTTTTATGTATAAATATATCAAACGTAATCTTTGAACGTAACGATATTGTTAAATTATTATATTTGTTTGATAGATAAAAAAAATTGTGTATAACTGAAAAATAATATGAAAGGATACTATATAGTGTCCTTTTTTGTTTTTAGGTTTACAATGACGTGAAACACATTATTTTTCTTGTAGTAGATATTTATTAACAAACGCAAACAATGGAGAATATTTTTAATATCGATTTCCCTTTAAAAGATAGTGATAAGGGTTATTTTCTTGATTTAACCGAGGATCAACGAAATGGTCTATTGGCTGATATCAAACATATATTATCAACAACAAAGGGAACTAGATATTATAGACCATCATTCGGAACTAATCTTAAAAAATATCTATTCAATCCAAATGATGAAATTACACATGCAGATATTAAGGGTGAAATACAAACAACATTAAAAGAATATTTCCCAAACATAACAATACAATCAATCGAAACAATGACCGGTGGTGAAGTTAGTCCACTTTTCAATGAAGATGCGTTTGGTAATAAGACATCAACCAAAACACCAAGTCCAGATGCCGTAGTAAAAATTCGAATCAAGTTATTAATTAAACAAGGATCATTTGAAAGTAGTGAAATAATAGAATTACAATTTTAATCAATATGCCACAGAACGCAACCATAAATTATTTGTCACGAAATTACGCACAGGCTAGACAAGAATTAATTACATTCCTCAAACAAAACTATCCGGAAATTAAGGATTATAACGACGCATCTGTTGGTATGGCGTTATTGGAAATGAACGCAGCTGTGTGTGACATTTTATCATACCACACAGATAGAATGTTTAATGAAACCCAATTAGATTACATACAAGAACGAAAAAATTTATTATCACTTGCCAGAACATATGGATTAAAAGTCGGTGGTAAAAAACCTAGTATTACAATCCTTTCGTTATCCCTTAAAGTTAGACCATCATCACAACAAGCTCCAGCGGCATGTCAACAACTTGGATATTTGTTCGATTGTGAATACGCCCCGATTATTAAGGCTGGTTCTAGTTTTGTTGGCGGTGGACAGATTTTTGAAATATTAGAAGATGTTGATTTTAAATTACCATACAATACAGCCGGAGTTGCTGACAGGACAGAAGATCCCATTGGTTCACCTAATCCAACAGCATATCGATTAACTAAAAATGTATTCGCCGCTAATGGTGAAACAAGGATTTATTCACGATATATTAGGTCATCAGATGTAAAACCATTCTTTGAAATTATCCTTCCAGAAACCAATGTATTAAGTGTTGAACAGGTAATTGCTAAGACCGGTAACGTTAATACTATACCGACAATTGATGAATTTATGGATGATGCAAATCAATGGTATGAAGTTGATTATTTGGCACAGGGTGAAATATTTGATGAAGGATCACCACAGTTAGTTCCACAAGTAGGTTTATCATCAGGAACAACATATACAACCGTGGTACCTGGTCAATGGAAAAAAGTAACAAAGAAATTTATAACAGAATATACAGACAACGGATATTTAAAACTTACATTTGGATCAGGGACAGCATCAAAATCATATGACGATAGTACAACCAAATTTCCGGAACTATTAGAAATCTACAATAAAATGATTAATAATAACGCTCTTGGAGAAGTACCATCACCTAATACAACAATTTTCGTAAGATATCGTGTTGGCGGTGGAACAAATACAAATCTTGGTGTTGGTGTTATTAATCAGGATGACTCGGTAGAATGGTC